AATCATTCCTCAAGCCGATGCTGGCGTGATGATGCCGCTTCTTCTTGGTATGTTGGGGTTGGGCGGCGCTAGATCATTTGAGCGCGTTAAAGGTGTTGGAAAATAAATGACTAAGCTAATCGACATGTTGAAGCTGCATGAAGGTGTTAAATCGCACTGTTACAAATGCACACAGGGCTTTGAGACAATAGGCGTGGGCAGAAACATTTCAGAGTCTGGCCTTGGGTTGTCTGACGATGAGATCGAATACTTGCTGGCGAATGACATAGCGCGAGTGAAAGACGAGCTATCGGACACTTACTTTTGGTTTAACGCCATGAACGAAGCGCGACAAGACGCGATGGTAGATATCTGCTTTAACCTTGGTTTGACCAGATTGCGCGGTTTTGTAAATGCTCTTGAGGCAATGTCGCGTGAGCAGTTTGATATTGCTGCGGATGAATTTATGGACAGTAGATGGGCGTCTCAGGTAGGAAATCGTGCTATAAGGGTTACTGAAATGATTCGTACAGGTGAGTATAAGTAATGCCACTACGCAAATTAACTCTACGCCCCGGTGTGAACAAAGAAGCTACACGTTACGTAAATGAAGAAGGTTGGGCAGACTGCGATAAAGTACGTTTCCGTGCTGGGTACCCTGAAAAAATAGGTGGGTGGCAGCAAATATCTGGCAGTACGTTTTTTGGTGTCGCACGTTCTTTATTTAACTGGGTTACGCTAGAAGGCCAAAATCTGCTTGGTGTCGGCACTAACCTAAAGTTCTACATAGAGCAGGGTGGAGAATACTTTGATGTAACGCCTGAACGTACACCGTCTGGTGTATCCCTCACTAATCCTTTTACGACTGTTTCTGGCTCCACCACTGTTACTGTTACAGACGCTGCTGGTGGGTACATAAACGGTGATTTTGTTACGTTTAGTGGGGCATCTGCTGTGGGCGGGTTGACCTTAAACGGAGAGTTCCAAATAACGTACTCTACCGGCAACACATACACCATAGAATCAAGCAGTGCAGCTTCATCATCTGCTACTGGCGGCGGTTCCGTAACGGCAAAATACCAGATAAATGTTGGCCCAGAGTTTGTTGTGCCCTTAGTTGGTTGGGGCGCTGGTGGGTGGAACAAAGGTACATGGGGTGTCGGTGTAACATCTACTGACTCACTACGTTTATGGAGTCAGGCTAACTTTGGTGAAGATTTAGTGTTTGGTAATCGTGGCGGCAATGTGTACTACTGGGACGCTTCTGTGGGTCTTGAGACACGCGCAGTAGCTATATCAACACTAGGGGGCGCATCTAACACACCTACAAAACAAAATTTCATACTTGTATCTGATGTAAGTCGTTTTGTGTTTTGTTTTGGAGCTAATACGTTAGGTTCTGCGGTACAAGATCCCATGCTTATTCGATGGTCAGACCAAGAAGACGTTGCTAATTGGACTCCTAGTGCCACTAACCAAGCAGGTGATCTACGTCTGTCCAAAGGCTCTGAAATAATAGGCGCGTTGCAGTCTCGTCAAGAGATATTGGTATGGACAAACTCCGCACTATACGCACTACAGTATTTAGGCGGTACGATTGTGTGGGGATCTCAACTACTTGCAGACAACGTATCTATAGCTTCTCAAAACGCCGCTGCTTTTTCGGATGGAGTTACATACTGGATGGGGCTTGACTCCTTCTATGTGTACGACGGTACCGTTAAAAATCTACCCTGCGACCTAAAACGCCATGTATTTAGTGACATAAATAACGAGCAGATAGAGCAGGTGTTTGCAGGTACAAACGAGGGGTTCGATGAAGTTTGGTGGTTTTATCCGTCAGCTAGTTCAACTACTGTAGATAAATATGTTGTATACAACCATGCACAAGGTATTTGGTATTTCGGCAGTCTAGCTCGCTCTGCGTGGCTTGACACAGGTATTAGAGAGTTCCCCGTTGCAGCTACATACAGCAACAACTTAGTCACACACGAAGACGGTGTAGATGACAACGAGAGCGGCACAAGAGCAGCTATTACTGCGTTTATAACCTCTGGTGAGTTTGATATAGATGACGGTGAAAGGTTCTCATTTATACGCCGAGTGCTACCCGACTTGACGTTCGCTGGATCTACTGCGGACAGTCCTACAGCTACGCTAGAGCTTCTGCCGCTACAGTCTTCAGGTTCGGGGTATAGCAGCCCTGCATCAGAAGGTGGAAGCAGTAGTGGCTCTGTCGTAAGGTCTGCAACAGTACCTGTTGAAAAATACACTACGCAAATAAACACGCGAGTACGAGGCAGGCAGCTATCTATAAAGGTGCAGTCAGCAGATTTAGGTGTCCAATGGCAGCTTGGGGCACCAAGGCTTGATATACGCCCTGACGGGAGGCGCTAATGACTACTTACAATTCCATAGCGCCGCGATTGCCTAACCCCCCAAAAGAATACACGCAGGCGTCATTTGAGCAGTTTAACAACGTGTTGCGTATATATTTTAACCAGCTAGACGAGGGTGTAAAAGAAGCAGCCGTTTCTACTGAATCTCAAGCGCAGGTGTGGTTCCTTGGCTAATCAATACAAAAACGCAAAGGTAGATCTGACTACCACTAACGCAACTACGCTGTACACATGCCCAACGGCAAAAACTGCGATTGTTAAGTCTATACTTGTGTCAGAAGATTCTGGTAACGCTGATACTATAACGGTGACACTCACTGATGCTTCTGCTGCGGTGTTTAGTCTGTTTAAGGTCAAGGCTATTAGTGCTAACGCCACAGTAGAACTGCTTACTTCGCCTATAGTGGTAGAAGAGTCGGAGATACTGAAAGTCACCGCTGCTACAGCCGACAGATTACACGTTGTAGCTAGCTTGTTGGAGGTTACGTAATGGTTACTTCCGAACAAATACAAGAACTATTGAGAGTTGCTGGTACACCAAGCTATACCCCACCTGCGTCTGTTGTAACGCCTAGACCTACCCCTGTAATGAATCCTAAGCCTGCGCCTGTTATGCCTGTTGTGGGGGCTTTTGGGAATACACCTATAACGCCTATTACGCCCTCTGCGTCACCCGTACCAGTAGTACCTGTTAATGAGAAAAAACCTCAGACCATGACGGGGGGTTTTGGCGGAACAGGGTTTGCGGCCTCTAAGTCTGCAAGAGAAAGGCAAGAGGCAATAGAAAACAGCCCTCTATATTCTGAAGTACAATCTGCCAATAGTGCTTTGAACGAGTATGTGAAAGAAAAGCACGGTAACAGTGAAAACTCCGCACAATCTGACCCAGTTTATCAGAAGATGGTAGACGATTTGTTCGCGCTCCAAGATCGTGCTGCCGGAGTCTCTTCCTCATCACAATCAATTACACCACAAACCCCTACGCCAGTAACACCACCACCTGAATCTACAGCCGCAGCACCCGAGCCAGTAACACCTATTTCTACTCCCTCTACGGCAGACCCAGTAATAGCTGCCGACGCCCTAAAAAACATGCGGGCCATGACTAAGAACATGACTCCAGAACAGCTACGTGAGGTATCAACATACGCACCGGGGGTAGCTGAACAGCTAAGAGGGCCAACAACGCCTAAGAGTGCCATTCAGTCGTACAAAGACACGCTACTAGGTGCCGCTGGCAGGAATGTGTATGACATTATAGACGATGTAGATGAAGTAGATGATTTCTACGACATGGCGTTCAGGGGTAGCGTATTAGAGCCGCTAGAAACAGATAAAAAAGCAATAACAGCTAGAGATACAACGGATGGCAAAGCCCGAGGAGATCAGTATTTGTCGGGCAAGCGTGGTGATGTGTTCGCATTCACCCCTGACGAATACATATCTGAGGTAGGTGCTCCCGAGTATTTGAAGGGGTTAAAGAGCGGCGTTGGTGCAGACAAGGATGTAATTCGATCTGCCTATGGCTCTATAGCTAATACGGGCGGTGCAGATACTGCGGCAGCACTAAGTAACTACTATGGGTTTGACGTTACGCCTATTGGTTCTGCACCAGATATTAAGAACTTTGGTGGTAACTACGAAGAACACACAAACGCTTCACAAGAACAGATTTCTGAGTTTCAGTCGCTTATCAAGCCTGTGCTGGCAGAGACTATACCCTACCTACAAGCCACTGAAGGTTTAGACTACCAAGACGCATTGTTAGAAGCGTACAAACGCGACCCTATGGTTCAGTCTATGTACGCCAAGTACGGTGTGCAGCCAGTACGTCAGACAAAAGACGGGTCTACCTATCTTTATGACCCTATGACTTTCGGCGAAATACGCACCAAGGAAGTCAAAGACAGCTCTGTTAAAGACGCGCTAAAAGTTGCTGCTATCGTAGGTTTATCTGTTTTCGGCGGTGGAGCACTGGCTGGTACGGCTGCATTTGGTGGTGGTACATCTGCTGCTGGCTCTGCATTGGCCTACGGCACAACATCAGCGGGTATTACCGCAGCTACAGGTGGCGACACTAACGACATTCTAAAATCTTTTGCTCTTGGTGGTGTAGGGGGGTTCGCTAAAGGACTTAATGCAAATGCAGCGGGGCTAGCAGATAAAGCAAGACAAGGCGCATTTACTTTGGGTGCTGCGGCACCAGACCCTGCACTAATAGAAGCCGCAAACGCCGCTGCAAAGACTGCCGATACGTTCGGCAAGGTAGTGCAAGGAGCTAAATTTGTAGATGCTGCGATAGATGGAAACCTAGCAGGTGCTGCGGTTGCTACGTTCGGCCCTAAATTCACCAAAACAGCAATGAACAAAGTTGGGTTGAATGAGAAGTTTTTAGACGGGTACAACATAAACCAAGACGATGCTGTTGCAGGGCTTGTTAAGACTCAGCTTGAGTTAACAAAAGGCACCGATTTTGGCGACGCTATAGCTAGGGGCTTCGGTGAGTACATCATGGAAGGTGGTGCATTAGCGCCTAGTAACGTAAAAACACCCGAGTTTATCAAAATGATAGGCGATGCAATTAAAGCCTCGGGCAGCATGTTCGACGACGCGATCCTACAACCTGTTAGGGGCTTTGTAGAAGGCACGGTTGAGGTGCTGGGAGATGTAGCAGAGCCTGTAGTTGACGTAATCGAAGATGTAGCAGGTGCAGTAGTAGACAAAGCACCGCTTATAGAAGACGCAGTGCGAGCTACAGGTTCAGCAATAGAGGACGTTATCAAGCCTATAGTCGATCCCATAATCGACGCTGCACCCGCCGTAGAAGACGCAGTGCGAGCAGTAGGGTCTACCATAGACGACGTAATCATAGAACCAATAAAAGATTTAGTAGAAGCCATAGATTTACCCGATATTGACCTGCCGGATATAGATTTGCCGGATATTGACCTGCCGGATATAGATTTACCCGATATTGACCTGCCAGATGTAGATTTACCGGATGTAGACCTACTAGATGTAGACCTACCAGATGTAGATTTGCCTATATTTGCACAAACACCACCAATAAGACGTTCAGCACCTCGTATAATTCGAGAACGCACTGCGGATATAGCTCAGATTGATGGGTACGAACGTGGGACAGATGATATAGCCACATATTTAGCTGGCCTTAGCGGCATGGCAAATGGTGGTGCAGTCAGAAGTTCTTATGGTAATCTTGACGAGCTGCTACGTATAGTCGGAGGTAAATGATGTCGGATTTGGGGAACTATTTTAGTCTGGGCGATGGGTCAGAAGTAACCTCTGTGCAAAACCCAAAACCAAATTATTATGGGTCTGACGATATGTTCTTAGATATTTTTGACTTCGGTCAAGATGATAGATCTAATACCGACATATTTGATTTTATTACAGGCGCAAGTGACTCCACGCCTTCCGAAGACGATTTGTTGTTAAGTTTATTTGGCTTCGGTGAAGACGACAGATCTAATACCGACATACTTGATTTTCTTGCAGGTGCAAAAGAAAACGATTACCAACCTACTTTTGGAGACAGGGTAAGCGGTGTTCTAGGTAGCCTGTTCGGTGGCTCTGGTGGATCTAGCGGTGGTGGTGGTGGTGGTGGTGGATTACTTGAGCTGCTAGGCCCACTAGCTATATCTAGCTTTCTCAAAGATAGGGGATACACGTCACCTCAAATACCTAGTAATGCTTACGAAGGTAGCATCCCTGAATACACAGCAGTGCGAGAACAAGTTACAGGTAGAGACGATACAGAGCGCCGCCCCGGCAGTGCTGGTAGGCGTTACTTCTCTGACACCATATACGCTAAAAAACCCGAAGGCCAAGAGCCTATGTCTGTTGAGGAGGCTCGCGCTGCGGCTAAAGCCCAAGCAGATGAGTTTGCCGGTGGTGGTCGCGTGCTAGAAGACGGTGGCTACCTACAAGGTGCTTCAGACGGGCAAGCAGACCTAGTCCCCGGCGATATAGACGGCGTGCAAGAAGCACGGTTAAGTCACGGTGAGTACGTGTTACCTGCTGATCTGGTAGCTATACTAGGCAACGGTAACTCTGATGCAGGTGCCGCAGCGTTAGACGATTTCATGTCCACAGTACGTAAGAAAGCCACAGGCACGCCCAAACAACAGAAAAACATCGACGCAGATCAAGTGCTTACGATGTTATCCAAAAGGATGTCATAAGTTATGTCTGGTTTAGAAGATAGCGTAGGAAAAGAATCAGGTACATCAGACGGACTAACTAAGTTCGCTGGCCCCTATGTTGGTGAGATGCTTGGTAAAGCACGAGCACTTGCGGATAAACCTTATCAAGCCTACGGTGGCCCACTTACCGCCGGTACTAGCGGCCTACAAAATCAGGCTTTCGCTGGTTATGCAGGGCTAAACCCTAACCAAAAAACTGGTATAGGTTCTTTTGGCGGTGATATTACTGCTGGGCAGCAATTTGGTTTTGGCAGCGCCGCAGGACAAGGTTACCAAGCAGGGTTTACTCCCGGTTCTTATGATCTGTCCGGTATGCAACAGGGTACGTTCCAAAACACATACAACCCTACAGCATTTACAGCGGGCGCTGCACAACAGTACATGAACCCCTACCTACAAGCTGCATTGGAACCGCAACTACGTGAAGCCCGTCGCCAAGCGGATATTAGTCGTGTTGCAGATGCCGGACGATTAACTCGTGCAGGTGCTTTTGGTGGGTCTCGCCAAGCTATTATGGAAGCAGAGGGTGGGCGTAATTTAGGTACACAGCTTGCCGATATTACCGGCAGGGGTTACTCCGAGGCTTTTGGTCAAGCGCAGCAGCAGTTTAATACCGAACAACAACGTGCAATGGCTAACCGCGATGCAATCATGGGGCAGTTCAACGAGCAAGAACGTATGCGCCAGCGTATCGCTGAAGTCGGCGTAGATCAGTTTAATAGAGAGCAAGAAGCACAACGCCAAGCAGAAGATGCGCGTCGTGGTCAGTTTAACGTAGAGGCTGGGCGACTCTCCGAGTTTGATGAACGCCGTAGACTACAGTCAAACGAAGAAGCCCGACGTGAAGTACAGCGTCAAGACCGTGAACGTGAACAGTTTAACGAGCAGGAACGCCGCAGAATCGCAGCAGAAGAAGCTGATCGTCGCTATGGCCTCAGTGCGCTACGTGATATGAGCACTGCTGGCACTGCTCAACGTGCTATTGAGCAAGAAGGTATTACAGCCGATTACTTGCAGTATCAGAAAGAACAACAATACCCATACGAACAGCTACAGTTTATGCAATCTATGTTAGACGGGTTACCAATATCAACTTCGTCTAGGTCATTTGTAGAGCCGTCTTCTTTAGATGAACTAACTTCTGGGACGGGCGATGTCTTGGCATACCTTGAAAAATTACTGAGAGGTGGTTAATTATGTTAGACAATCCTCTCAGCCAAATCGAACGCACGAAAGATGCTTACATGGGCAGACCCCAAGAGCTTCAAAAACGTGCCAACATGACCAAAGAACTGGTCGATTTGCTTGCCATGCAGCAGCTCAAGAAAGATCTTGATGCAGTAAAGCGCAACCAAGCTATGCAAGCACAAGGCAATCCCGCGACTATTAAAGAGCAAATGCAGCAGGGGCTTATGGGCGAGTACCGCCAACAAGCTGCCAAAGAAATGGGTGTAGGCCCAAGCGAAGCAGATACGGTAGCTCGTGCACAACAAGGTATGCCGCAAGGTGCTCCACAACA